GTTACCGTTGTGGCGAACCGCCATCGAACGGATGCCGCCGAACAACTCAGTTCGGTGCGGCATCGAGTTTCAGAACGATGGGCGGCGCGCGGCGTACCACTTCTGGAAGGCGCATCCGGGCGAGACGATGTTCTTCCCGATGGACGCTCTCTCGGTCGAGCGCGTGCCGGCCACGGAGGTGCTGCACGTCTACAAGCCGATTCGCGCGGGCCAGTTCCGGGGGCAGCCGTGGCTGACATCGGTAATCGCGAAGCTCTACGAGTTGGAGCAGTACACGGACGCGGAGATCGTCCGCAAAAAACTCGCGGCGATGATCACGGGCTTCATCACGCAGGCCAGCCCAGACAATCCGATCATCCCTCCCGATCAATATCAGAACGGACCGACTCAGACGGAGCCGGGAGCGCAAATCAGCAAGCTCGAACCCGGCACGTTTCAGGTATTGAACTTCGGCGAAGAGGTTCAGTTTGCGGAGGCGAAGGACAGCGGCGATTTCAAATCGTTCATCAGGAGCTGCCTGCAAGCGTTCGCGAGCGGGGCCGGGCTCGCAGAGTATCAGATCAGCGGCGACCTGTCGGGCATCAACTACTCTTCGATCCGGGCCGGCCTGCTGGAGTTCCGCCGCAAGTGCGAGCAGTATCAGCATTCGGTCTTTATCTTTCAGGTCTGCCACCCGGTCTACAAGCGATGGCTGCGTGAGGCGATGCTGGCGCTGGTGTTCGGCATTGACCTGCTGAACGCGTACAACAAAGATCCCGAGCCATTCGAGGAAGTGCAGTGGGTCACGCCCGGCTGGCCGTGGGTCGATCCCGAGAAAGACATCAAGGCATCGAACGACGCCATCCGCAGTGGCCTCTCTACGCGCTCGGCCGAAGTGGCCGCGCAGGGGCGTGATGCCGGTGCTGTCGACGCGGAGCAGACAGCAGATAACAAGCGGGCGGACAAACTTGGGCTGTCCTACGACAGCGATGGCCGTCGCGGTTTGTGAACACGCCGCTCATGATTCACCCGCCCAAGCTGGACGTGATCGTCCAGGCGTTGGGGCCACGGCTGGGCATCATTCCGCTGACCGGCGTAAAGCCCGTTGAGCCGTTCGCCACCGCTTACATGGAGCAGGCCGATGATAGCGGCTACCAGGTGATCGACGGTGTGGCGATCATTCCGATTCAGGGTGTCCTGACGAAACAGGAGTCCTGGGTTTCGGCACTGAGCGGTTGCAGCTCCTATGCGCAGATCGGGGGCTACCTTCAGGACGCCGTGAACGATGCCGGAGTGCGGGCGATCCTCCTACAGGTTGATTCGCCGGGCGGCGAGACCACGGGCTGCTTGGAACTGTCCGACTTCATCTACTCGATTCGCGGCGCGAAGCCGATCTATGCGGTCGCTGACGACTTCGCGTTCTCGGCGGCTTACGCTCTTACCAGCGCGGCCGACAGGATCTTCATCACGCGCATGGGGGCGGTCGGGTCCGTCGGCGTGGTGGTGCTGCATACCGAGGATTCGAAATTCAACGACGAGCAGGGGTTCAAGTACACCTACATCTTCAAAGGCGACAGGAAGGTCGATGGGAACCCGCATGAACCGTTGTCGGAGCGCGCCGAGAAAGACATCCAGTCCGAGATTGACCGGCAGTATGACCAGTTTGTAGCAACGGTCGCGCGGAACCGCAAGGCCGACGCAGAGAGGATCGTCGCGACGCAGGCCGGCGTGTTCTGGGCGGAGAATGCCGTTCCGCTCCTGGCCGACGAAGTCGGAGCGCTGGGCGATGCCATGAACGCGCTTCGGAAACTGCTCGGCGAGCCGGTCCAGAGTTCAACGGCGGCGATTGCCGCAATATCCACAACCAGGGAGGTAACAGCAAGTATGCCCAATGAAACGCTCACCATCGCCGCCGAGGGTAAGAAGCCGGGTGAGGGCGACGGCGACGAGAAGACCAACAACGAACCGAAGTATTGCCACGCATGCGGCACCAAGCTTCACGCGGATGCGACGTTCTGCCATGCGTGCGGCACGAAGGCCGAAGGCGAGGCATCCGGTAAGTTCTGCCACGCCTGCGGTGCCGAGTTGCGCAAAGGCGCGGACTACTGTCACGCCTGCGGCGAGGGCGCAAAGAGCGATGCCAAGAAACCGGAGGGCGCGGCTCCTCTTGCGGGCATCGCTGCCGTGGCCGGTCTGCCGTTACGGATGCGTCCCGAGGGCGACATCGAAGCCATCGGCGCGCTGTGCAAGATGGCGGGCTGTCCCGACAAGGCTGCGGAGTTCCTCACGAAGAAGAAACCCAACGGCCAATATTTCAGCGTGGCGGATGTCAGTGAGGAACTGACCGCCGCCCGCGTGATCGAAAGCGAGAGGAGCATGATTACTTCGCACGTCAACCCGAACCAGGGCGCAACTGGCTCGCTTCAGGAACTTGAAGCCCAAGCCACTTCCTACGCCCGCCAGAATCGCGGCAAAGAGACTCCGAATCTTTACGCCGAAAGCGGTACCACCAAGCTGACCAAGGAGCGCGCCTACGCTCAGATGCTCGAAGAGCATCCCGAGGTTTACGGCGCGTTCGTGGCGCAGCATAACGCGAAGGGCCTGATCGCCACGCTCGAGCGGGCTGGCATTCGCCTCGCCCGGTAGCGACAGAGGAGACCAACAGACATGGCATTCGAACAGACATTACGTTCAGTCGGGCTTCCGGCGGCGGCGGACCTCACGAGCGGTGGAACTGTGAACCCGCAGTTCTACTTCGTGACCGTCAACTCGTCCGGGCAGATCAACTTCACGGGCGCTGGAGCCGTCGTCGATGGCGTGGTCCAGGACAAGCCCAACGCGCAGGGAGTCGAGGGCGAGGTCGCGATCCTTGGAATCACCAAGCTGGTGACCGGCGCTGCGGTCAACAACGGCGACCCGCTTATGGCCAACGCCAGCGGCCAGGCCATCACTGCGACCTCCGGCAATTTCGTGCGGGCGCGCGCGCTGGCTGCATCGGGCGGCGCTGGTGTGATCATCCCCGCGCTGCTTCTCGGCCCGTACAAGATGTAGCCGTTCACACACAAGGAGAAATCACAGATGCCTCAGCCAACACTACAAGACGTCCACGTCAATCGCCCGCTGACGAATGTTTCAGTGGCCTACCTTCAGGAGGCCGCCGGAGTTGAATTCGTCGCCGACAAGGCCTTCCCCGCCGTCCCCGTCGAGAACAAAAGCGATCTCTATTACACCTACGCGCGGGCCGACTTCAACCGCGACGAGATGCAGAAGCGCGCTCTCGCTACCGAATCCGCCGGCACTGGCTACAACCTGAACTCCACCGGCACCTACAACTGCGACGTCTGGTCGCTGCACAAGGATGTGGATGATCAGATCCGCTCCAACAGCGACTCGCCGCTCGCACCCGACCGCGACGCCACCATTTTCCTGACGCAGAAGGCCCTGATCCGGCGTGAGAACCAGTGGGTGTCGAAGTTCTTCGGCACCGGGATCTGGACCAACAACGTCAGCGGCCAGGCGACCGGCGACTCTACGCACGTCATCTATTGGGACTCCGGGAACTATCCGAACGGCAACCCGATCACGGACATTCGCCATGCGAAAACCCAGATGCGGCTATCGAGCGGTGGCTTCGCGCCCAACATCTTCGTGGTCAGCCGCCCGGTGTTCGACAAGCTCGTAGATCACCCCGACTTCATCGACCGCACCAAGTACGGCCAGACCGCGCCGAACCCTGCAGTGGCCACCCGCCAGATCATGGCCGAGATTCTCGAACTTGAGGATGTCCTCGTCATCGACGCCGTCTACAACACGGCGGCGGAAGGCGCGACCGAATCCAACGCGTTCATCGGCGGCATGAGCGCGGCGCTGTTTTACCGCCCGAAGAATGCTGGCCTGATGACTCCCAGCGCCGGGTACGTCTTCAACTGGACGGGTTTGATCGGAACGACCGGTGGCGCCGGCGTCCGCATCAAGACGTTCCGCATGGAGCACCTGGCTTCGGATCGCGTCGAGATCGACTCGGCGTTCGATATGCGTCTGGTCTCCCCGGACCTGGGCTTCTTCTTCAACAACGTGATCTCGGCGGTGTAGCCATGATGCTTCGTCGTGAATCGTGGGCTCGGCTGACCAGGGGTCTGATTCCGCCGCTTTACGTTCTGCACCCGTTGCAGGGCTTTACGCCGTCGGACATCGGCGACGAGTATCCCGCGCCCGATGCCACCAACAAGGTGCAGTTGACGCGCGCACGGCAACTCTACGAGCAACGCCGGATCGGGACCCAGGCCGAAGTCGAGCGGACGCTCTCCAGGCTTCCCAAGCAGGAACCGGCCAAACCGGGAAAGGAGAAAAGACATGGCAGTCAAAGTGGAAAAAACGCCCGTTAACGCTCCGGAGTTTCAGAGCGCGGGTCCGCAGGCAAACTTCAAAGGCACCTATCCATCGAAGCAGAAGCAGTTCCTTTCGGCGGTCCAGACCGGCACGGGCGCGTCGCAGAACATCGCACATGGGTTGGGCGCGGCGCCTGCGGGCGTACTGATTTCTTGTACAGACAACAGCGGGAGTTCGAACGTGTTCACGGTGACCGAAGGAACGCACGACGCGACCAACGTGAAGGTGACGGTGACGACGGGGGCCAAGTTCAAGGTCCTGGCCTGGCTCTGATTCCAATGAAAGCAAACTCGTTCGGCAATGTCCCGGTCCCGACGCCTGGCACGCCCGTCCCTGTTACCAGTGACACGAATCTGCGCGTCGAGCGGATGCGCTTCGCGGCGGTAATCGGCCAGACGGGGCGCGTGTTCCTCGGTGTGTCCGGAATGAACAAGGCGAACGGCACGGGAGTAATCAAGGAGTTCTGGCCCACCGGTTCAGGTGGCGGCGTCGCCGATGCGTTCGACATCTGGGCGGAAGACTCACGCCATCTGCTGGTGCCATCGGACTATTACGTCGATGCCAACAACGCCAGCGAAGGCTTGATCGTCGCCTATTGGACTTGAGATGCCGAACTGGCCCAGCATTGAAGCGTTCGTTGACGGCGTCATCTCGCAGACGTTCGGCGAGCCGGTGGTGTACCAACCGGTGCAGGCAGGCGCGGCGCAGGGAAGCCCGTTCACGGTGACGGCGGTGCGCCATCTGCGGCCGCGCGAGGAGTCCGGCGCGATGGCGAACTTCGAGGAGATTTCGGTAAAACCATCCGACTTTGCGAACCTGCCTGCTAAAGGCGATTGGGTGACGGCCTGGGGCGCTCAGTACGTGGTGACGACGGTGCGCCAGCCCGATGCCTACGGCATGCTCAGCCTGGCACTTCTTCAGCGCTCGTGATCAATCCGAAAACAATACTTGGCGAGTGGGTGACAGCGCTCCAGTCCTGCCCGGACTTGGTGACTGCAATCGGCGGCGACGGCGGCAACGTCCGCGCGTTCATGGAAGGCCTGGCTACCGACAACAATCTGCGGCTGGCCATCCTCCAGATGCCACCCGGATCGATCCTAGTCGCGTGGAACGGCACGACGCCGCGGCGTCTCACTGGCGGGGCCCTGCACTTCGCGCATCGCTTCTCGATTTACCTGCGCGCGCCTGAGCAGAATTCCACCGCCACGTATGCCGATCTGTTCTGGCTGCTGGTGAGCGCCATACCAACGGGTGCCCCGTCGTGGGCGTCGCTCCTGCATTTCCAGATCGACCCGGACTGCTACCCGATGGACATGGACCTTCCGTCTGCTCAGCGAAACACCGTTGTGGTGAGCGCGGACGGGGCAACGCTCGACTATTTCGAAGTGCAAGCAACGCTCGTGGAGCAAGGCAATCCCGGCGGGGAATGAGGAGAACGTTTATGGATTGGGTCTTTATGCAATCGCCCGAGGGCGAAGTAAGGGAAGTCGAGGCGACCGCAGCAGCACTCACGCCGCTCATGGTCGCCGGGTGGCACCAGGTTCCACCGCCGGTGACCACGAACCAAAAGCCGCCCACTGCGGCTGAGGAGAAGAAATAGCATGGCGAACATCAACGAATTGATGGAAGGTTGGGGATTCGGCAAACAGACCGCCATCGGAACGGCAAATCTGGTCGCCGCCATCTGGCGTCATACCAATCTGAACACAAAGCCTTGGGCGAAGGTCCCGGTGAACGAGGACGACCGGGCTGAAATCGGCAAGGGACACGAATTCCCGACGCAGCTCTTCAAGTCGCACTACAACATGCCCGCGTTCGAGATTTCGAAGTACGCTTCTTCGGAGTTCCTCGCGTGGGCGATGTCTTTCGGCATGGGCAACGTCACCGTGAGCGGGAGCGGTCCTTACACGTACACCATCGTTCCGGCACTGGGAGCCACGAACCCGACTGGCCTCGAGTTGCCGTACTTCTCGTTCGTGCAGCAGATCCGCCCCGGTGGGTCGGCGGTGCTCGACGAGATGCTGGTGGGCTGCGCCGTCAAATCGTGGAAGCTCTCCATCAAGAACTCGCCGGGCCGCGCGAGCGCCATGTGCTCTGCGGAATGCGTTACCACCGGGCAGTACACGTCGCCCAGCGGCATCACGCTGCCAGCCATCTCCACGCCGCATGAATTCAATGCCGGAATGATCAGCGCTCTGACCTTCAACGGCATCAACTACCTCTCCGGCGGCAGCGCCAAGCAATTCGTGTCCATGGACGCCTCCTGGGAGAACAACTTCCGCCCCGGATTCTTTCCCGGCTCGGGCGCACAGGATGGCTACCAGATCCAGGGGCGCTTTGAATGGGGCGACCGCGTCTTCGCCGTGCAGTTTGTGGTGCGCGTCCAAGCTGGATCAACCGAGTATGCGAACCTGATCAACCAGACAACCGGGACCGCCACATTCACTGCGACGCGCGACGCCAACAATTCCTTCTCGATGCTCATCCAGAAGATGGGCTTCAACGTCGCCGAACTCGGAAACACCGATGGCATCGTGACGCTCCAGATCACCGGCGTGCAACTCTACGACCCTACCAACGGCATGGTGACGATGACGATCACCACGCCGCTACAGGGTATCTGTCAATAGGAGTCTTGAATGGAAACCGAAAAGAAAGCGGGCTTCGACGCATCGAAGCCTTTCGTAGTGCCGATCCTTTCAGGCGGCGAGAAGAGTTGCGAGGTGCGGTTCCCTTCGGACGAGGAGTGGTGTGCGTGGGCGCGCGCGCAGCGCACGGTGCGGCATTTCCTCGGGCGCGGGAAATCGCAGAGCGAAGACGTGGATCTCCCGAAGATCAACGCCGAACTGTTTACCAAGATCCGCACGGACAAAGACGGCCCGGAGTTCGATGACGCCGAGGCTGGCATGGTGATCGGCCGCATCGAGCGGTGCGCCGTGGCCAGCGTCGAGCGCGAAGGTAT